ATGCAAGTAGGGATACACGAGCGTGTATCCCTACTTTTTGTTATGATGATAGGAGTAATTGGGCTTATTTGGCTTATGTAAGGGGGGTAAAACGAAATGTGTAAATACGATGTTTGGGTGAACGTGATTAGATTGTTTGTTTATCAGAGAGTTACGGAATATTAGAGGATAAATGAGGTGTAAAACGAAATGTTACAATCGTGTTACATTTACGTTACATTCGATGAGCATTTGAACGGTGTTTGAGAGAATAATGTTACATAGGAGGGTAAATGGGGCGATTTGGGACGTTTTAAGCCTGAATATGTGTACTTAATAGTGTAAGGAGTATTGATGGCGATAAAGGCGAAGCAAATAGCTGTAACAGGGTTGTTTTATGTGTGAATTGATGAGGTAGGCTATTTATAGCTTACCTTTTATTTTACGCATTCAGTATAATATTATATGATTAAAATATCGTATATAGTAATTATTTTGTATATTTGCAAACAAAAAGATAACTATGACAAAGGTAATACATGTACACTTGATGAAAGGGAGGAAGAATTATTACTTTGGCTCAATTCCTGCGATTTACAGCGTTTTGACGGCTGAGGAGATCGGTATTAAGCAAAGTTCGCTGGAGCGTGTAGGATTGAGCAAGGGAGGGGTTGTACTGAACAAAAAGGCTTGTATTAGGGCTGGTGAGCTTATACGCTCAAAAGTGACAAAATAAGGGTGTGTTTGAACAGCTAAAACGCTGATTTAACGATAGTTGAACGGCTTTCAATACGTTTTTGAACGATTGAAAGCCGTTTTTGCGTTTTATTGGGTCATAAAAGGTGTGTTTTTAGGGCAAAAAATGGGTTTGGGTGGACACTTGGGTGGACGATTGGGTGGACATGATAAAACGAAATGTGTAACAAGGGTGGACATTAGGGTGGACACTTTTTATATGTTTTTGGTCACATTCACCCCCCTAATAAAGACGAAAAAAAGCGGATTGACCCTATTTTTTATCATTTACCCCCCCCCATTTATTCCATATAAGCAGGGGTATAATACAATGATGTGAAATTAAAAAACTTCGTAAAATGCCTGATTTATTGGGGATTTTGCTTATATTTGTGGTGTAAAATCATTAAAAAGTGTGCGTGCAGCGCTTTCACACAACGAACTATTGCTCGTTGATAGCTTCTTCTATCTGTTCGTTGAGTCTCTGGATGGCAATGAAGTTTACAATATAGTAGATGATGGACATTATGATTATCACAAGAGCAAGAACATCGATTTTATATGTAAAAGCTTTTATGTTAATAGTTTCTTTATATAAGTAGATTATATAACATAATGAGGTTAACAAGAAATGATAGATAAAAAAGTTTCTTACCTGATTCATATTCTTTCTAATACGGTTACGTATGGTCTTATTTCTTACACCAGAAGTATTAGAAGTGACAGATAGACTCATACCAATGGAGAACATGATACCAGCTACAGTGTACAATGTGTTAAGAGTAGTATTGTTCACAGTGAAAACTGGTACGAAATAAGAAATCGCACCAGCTAAAATGATTGCCAATATACTACTCCAAAATATTTTCATTTTTGTTTTTTGAGTTTATTGATTACCTTTTCCATCTGTCCGTATAACTGCGGCTCACTTAAAAGACCTGTTCCTGTGGTTTCTATCTCAAATGTCTCAATGTATTCTACGTCTCCGAGTTTTACTTGTCCTTCCTTAGTGTTAAGAGAAACGGTGCTGGTGTCCACAATGTTGTTGATGATATTACCAATCTGGGTCTCGTAGTCTTCCTTCGTTTCCGGACTCTTTGCAAATTTAAGCAAAATATCTATAGTAATAGCATCATTGTTGATAATATCATCTATATCTTTCACATCATTAAACAGTTCAGAGCTTAGAAGTTGTTTTTTTATGTTTCGGAATTTTTTGATAATAGTGCTTTCCTGATCATTTACCTTCTTTTGTGGTCGTGGAGCTTGAAACTGAATCCCCTTTACCTTATTATAATTTAGAATCTCCTGTTTCTTGATAATAGGTAATATACAATATAGCTCATCTGTTATTTCATTCTGCAGTAGCCAATTAAGGTATGTTTGAAATGATGTAATCTTTTGAGAGCCTCTAAGGTTCGTTACAAGATAATCTTCAGAGATAGCAAAGTAGTATAGGTATTTTACGAGTAAGTTCTTACCATTTGCCATCTGTAAATCTGCAATAACAATATTTGGCTTGTTGAGCATATCATCCGTCATGTTTGGAGTGTTTTCTGCAATGGTTGTACGCACTACCGCTCCTATAAGCACACCATTAGGAGTAGTGTGAAAATGTGCAATGTAGTCGGTCTCTTCCAGGGGATCTCCCTCGTTGATTAACATGCCACGGTCTTTTATAAGAGTGTTTTGCAGTTTTTCAGCAAGCTTTTGCTGCGCATCACTATGGCTACGTTTAATGTCAGGATTATCAAATTTAAAGGCTCTGAGTTTAACGGTCTTTGTCATTTTTAAGGTGTTTTATTGTTGTTTATATTGTTCTTAATATCGGTTACTATAAATAAGAATAAGCTGCTTTGGTAAGCTCAGTAAGAGAAAATACAACAATGCTTTTGCTTCTTTTGTGTATTATTCAACATCAGAAATGCTTATAACTGTGCCCAGGCTGTCAAGCGTAAAGATTTGGTTGTAGATCTGTGTTGCACCATATTGGTTCTTGGCACGGTATTTATGACGTACTATGAACCATTTGGTGTGTGGGTTCTGTGATACTGGACTCCATTCAACACCATCATAGCTTTCAGGATCATTCAGATTCTTTTTTAAGAACTGTTTTACCTGGCGTACTGAAGCATCTAATACATTATTGTGAACAACGGCTACAGGTTCTTTCTTCTCTTGTGGTTCTGGCGAGTCGCTAAATGCACCTGCAACCAATACTGATACTACGATTAAGCCAATAACCGCTAATATAGTAAGATTAAGCCTTGCCTTTTTCTTTTCTTGTGGAGCCCTCTCACTCCATTTCTTTTTCTCTTTCATATAATATAAACTTAAGTTATTAGACGTATTATAATTGAATATAGTTATGCGTCAATCTCCCAATCTTTGTAGCCCTTTGCTCGCAGTTCTTCCAAGCGTTTTGTATAGGCTACAATATCATGAACTAACGGAGCCATTCTAAATCTTTTATAAAGCTGTTGCTTCTCATCATCTGTGAGTATGATGGGGTTATCAGGATGTAGCTTGTTCCAATAGTTCTCAACAAAGAACACTGCGTTTCGACGTGCTTTGGTATATTCTTTCAAGAACTCTTCAAGTTCGGTCTTCTCTGGGTCTATCATAATGTATAATGTCAATCAGATGATACAATTAATGCGTACGGAAGCCTTGACGAGGGCAAGCGCTGTGATGCGACGGAAGTCAATGTCTCTTGCCGCATAGGCAGAATTCTCTGATCCGAGCGTAACAAATGGTTCGCCCTTTTCGGACTTGCGGATGTACTTTACCACGATATAGTCTTCTCCATCAATGTCATAGGAGAGAAGGTACATTTCCCCATAGAGCAGATTATTCATGTCGGGCGACTGCTGCTTATATAAGATGATATCACCAGACTTCAGCAAAGGATACATAGAGTCACCCACTATACGAATCGCACCATCGCACTTGGGAAGATTGGGAATCTTGATAGTGTCAATGATGTTCTGCTTGTTGTTAGCAAATAGAGCCTTTAGTCCTGCAGTAGCTTCAAAATCATAGAGATATACTACTTGCGTATCTTCTTTTTTCTCTATGCTGCGAGGTTGGTGTATAGGCTTCACCTTTACTTGTGGCTCTTGTATTGTGGACTTGAGCATGGGACCCTTGCCTGTGAGGAGCCACTCGGGGGAAATCATTTCGCATTTTGCAAATAGTAAGTCGTAATCAAAGCTATCGCGTGCTATCCACGTGCTTATAGTCGAGGCTGCAACACCTATATATTTGGCAAAGCGAGTAGGTTTACCATCGCTATAATGGGCAATCAGTGCCTCTAATCTCTCTTTTTTTGTCATAAATTTGCGTTTTGCGAAAAATAATTCTCTAAATATTTTGCATTTTGCAAAATGTGCTTTATCTTTGCAGCGTGTTAATTTTTTAACAGCGCGCCAAAAATACGAAAAAAAGGCGAGATTAGCAAATGTAGAACAAATTAAAATAACGGATTATGGCAACAAAAAAGTTTCAGACGTTTACACGCCCACTTGGAAGTTCGGACGAAGCTGAGGGTAAAATCGTTTTAGAGGATTTTGACGTAGAGTCATTGAAAAAATCAATGAACGACATCATCAGACACGCTAAAAAGGCTCTGAAAGAAATGGACACAGAGATACCCTCAACAACAAAGGTATGTATTTGCTTTGAGGGTATATCGGACGCATTAGAGGACTTCGAAAGTTCTTTCTTCAGTTATAATTTCGGCCCTGTAGAATAAGACTTTGACAGGGGAGTTTGGATATTGATAGTCAGACATGATATAATCCAATGCTTGCCTGAACAACAGAATGTCAGTAACATAAGCCGTGTGATTAATTTGCAGTTCTCTTTTGAGCACGTCTCCTTTCCGAGCAGATTTTGACTCAGAAGTGTGGAACTGTCCCAGATATGGAGTATTGAAAGCTCTTATCAGATATTTAAATCGGTTATAGGTATCAATGCACAAGTGATGGTCAGGTGTTTCGACAATGATAGAATAGTGTGCCTTGTAGCGGATATTATGTTCTAATTGCATAGTGTGAAAGTTTTAACAGGTCGTAAAGTTAGTAAATATAATCAAGGAAAACAAGTAATAACAGATAATTATGGAATTCAAAAGAGTAATTGAAGTAACGAAAGAGACGCGGGATTTCCTGCAGCAGGCTTTCGATGTAACAGGAACGATGGTATGGTATGCGCTGAACTTTGACGAGAAGCGTGGTCAGAGTGATTTAGCAAAGCGCATCAGGAACCTTGCGCTGCAGAAAGGTGGTGTAGTGCTTAATATTGGTCCTGAGATTGAAACTATACATTCTGCAGATGGACGTATGCGTCAGTATTTTCCACACGATGTTTTACTGGAAGTTGACACACGCTGCACTGGATTGGTGGCTGTATATAAGAAAGGCGAGCTTCAGCGTAGTTGGGATAACCCAGGTGTGAGTGAGCTTGACGGAATACAGAGTTGGGCGATGAGCCTATAACATTGAAATGGAATGGAGTATTTCAATAAGATATTGTGCGTAACCTACGCGGAACTGACAGGGGGTAGTAATGCTGTCATTACTGGCGGAACACTTCTAAAGAATGTGACTCGTGGAAATATCGTCAGCGTACACCGTGGAGGTGGCGAGGGCGGTCAGGCACTCTACGCATGGAGTTCCATTCCTCAGAAATACAAGGCTCGGTATATGGAACGATACGGTGATCCAGAGCAGCGAATGAAGGAAGCGATGATGCGTGACCGCATCAAGCTGGACAGCGAGGCACGTGAGTTCTTTGAAAACTTCACCTATGAGAAGAACGGCAAACAGGAACATCTGACAGAGAAGCTCATTGAAGAGTACACCATTAATGCAAGTGTACTGAGAGAGCTGTTGAAGATGATGGCACAGCGTAGAGCTATTCGTCAAAGCTTGAACGGCAGCACTGCAGGAGCTTGGGAGGTAATCTATCAGAGTTCTGAAGCTATGCGTGAAGAGTATCAGCACACCCTTCCACAAAATGAAGCACGACTGAAAGCAAAGATTAAGGCTTTTAAGGCAGATGGCTACAAGAGTCTTATCAGCGGTAAGGTTGGAAACAAGAACACACAGAAGATAACAGACGAGTTCGGACAGCTACTCATTGCATTGAAGCGTTGCAGGGTTCCTGTCTACACTGATGCGCAGCTCTTTGAAGAGGCAAACCGCCAGGCGGAAGCAAACGTCTGGAAGCCACTGAAAAGCCTTAGCGGTATGAAACGATGGCTGAACAGTGCTGCGATAATGCCACTATGGTACGATGCTGTGTATGGTGAGCAGGCAGCACGACAGAAGTTCGGACGTAAGCATCGCACTGCCTTGCCAACGAAGCGTGATGCGCTGTGGTATGGTGATGGAACGAAGCTGAACCTCTACTATCAGGACGAGAACGGCAAGGTACGCACCACGCAGGCCTATGTAGTCATTGATGCGATGAGTGAGGTGATGCTTGGCTGGCATATCAGCGATAGTGAGGATTACGAGGCGCAATATCTCGCATATCGTATGGCAATTCAGACAAGCAAGCACAAGCCTTACGAGATTGTTCACGACAACCAAGGCGGACATAAGAAACTGGATGCTGACGGTCTGTTTAAGAAGCTTTGTCACGTGCATAGGACCACGCAACCTTATAACGGCGAATCGAAGACCATTGAGGCAGTGTTCGGTCGCTTTCAGCAGCAAGTGCTGCATAAGGATTGGCGTTTCACAGGTCAGAACATCACAGCAAAGAAGATGTCGAGCCGTCCGAACCTTGAATTTATTGAGGCGAATAAAGACTCACTCTATACGCTTGAGGAACTAAAGGATGCTTACGCAAAGGCTACAAAGGAGTGGAACGAGATGGCGCACCCTGCATACGGCAAGAGTCGTCAGGAAGCCTACGACAGCAGCGTGAATGAGGAAACTCAGCAGGTTACTGCACACGATATGGTAGATATGTTCTGGGTGACAGCTAAGCGTATGAGTACCTTCACCGACCAAGGTATCAGCGTGACGATTAAGAAGGAGAAACGACAATATGAAGTGATGAGCGAACCAGGCGTGCCAGACCACGAGTGGCGTAGACAGCACACTTACGAGCGGTTCGTTGTCAAGTATGATCCTTACGACTTCGGAAGTATCCGCCTCTATAAGAAGGAAGCTGACGGCAGTCTGAGGTTTGAACGAGTAGCAGAACCTTACGTTGTGATACATCGTGCGATACAAGAGCAGACTGAAGGCGAAGCAGCATTCATCAGGCAGGAACAGGCAGCCAATACCACTGACCGCATTGAGCGAACAGTTGCTGGACGTGAGATTGAAAAGGCTCACGGCGTAATGCCAGAGCAGCACGGCTTACGCAGTCCAAAACCTAAGGGAATGACAGCAGCCGAACGCAGACAGATAGAACGCCGTACAGGCATCTATAGCAAGTCTCCTGAAGAGTATAAGATAGGACGGAAGACAAAGCAAGTTAGCCTTGAGGACTGGGCAGAGGTTGAGACGACTGTAGTTGATATGGCAGCAACGGCAGGAAAACTATAAAGAAGCCGATGATAAGTCATTCACTTACGCATCAAAAGTGGGTCACTTAGGCTTTAAAAGTGATAAGGTAATTATAAACAGCGAGGCATTGCCTCACTGAACAAGAACAATTAATAAAAGAACAACAATATGAAACTAACAAAGAACGAAAAAGGACAGATACAGGAGAGCTTGAAACAATATGTCAGCAAGTATCCAAGTCAGAATAAGGCAGCACAGAGCCTTACAGGAACAAGTAGCGCAACAGTGAGCAGCATCCTGCAAGGCAAGTGGGAAAACATATCAGATGATATGTGGCGCAACCTCGCATCGCAGTTGGGAACTACTACTGGTACAGACTGGCAAGTCGTTGAGACGAAAGCCTTTCAAGAGATGGTATTCGTAATGAACGATGCTCAAACAGTCAAGAATGTTACGTGGGTAGTTGGTGAAGCAGGCTGCGGAAAGACAACTACAGCTAAGCTGTATGCAGGTGAACATAACGAGGTGTTTTATATTCTCTGTTCAGAAGATATGAAGAAAAGCGACTTCATTCGTGAGATTGCACGCCGTATCGGTCAGAAGACAGAAGGTTACAGCATCAGAGAGCTGCTCGACAGAATCATTGATGACCTTATTCAGATGAAAGCACCGCTGTTACTCTTTGACGAGGCGGACAAGTTGCCAGAGCGTGTATTTCACTACTTCATTGACTTATACAACAGATTAGAGGATAAGTGTGGTATCGTCTTCTTCTCTACAAGCTATATCAAGCGTCGCATGACAATGGGGCTGCGTTACAACAAGTGTGGGTACAACGAGATTCATTCACGTATCGGCCGCAAATTCTTTGAGCTTGAGCGTACAGGTGCTCACGATGTCTATGCTGTTTGTGTGGCAAATGGAGTGACGGATAAAGCACGTATATCGGAAGTGGTGAGAGACTCTGAAGAATATGAGTTTGACCTGCGCCGTGTGAAGAAGAGTATTCATAGAGTGAAGTTAATA